TTTGATCCAGTTGTAACTGCTATAACAACTTCATCTAAAATTGATTTAATTCAAAATCCTTACATAGATGTGGTTATATCACCTACAGCAGAAACAGGTTCTGTAGTTGGAGTATCTCCAATAGCTATTGCAGATAACAGATATTTTTGGGCACAAACTAGTGGACCAGCTTCAGTTATTACTGATGGTACTATTGTTCTAGGACATACAGTAAATAGATCAGATAACTTAGCAGGAGCAGTAGAGGCTAAAGCAGATGCCAGTCTTTTACAACATGTTGGTTCTGTAATGGTTGTAAATGGTAATACTGATAACAGTGTTATCATGCTTAATATAAGCAGTCTATAGGAGTAACTTATGGCAGATGCAGTTACAACAACAACCATACAAGATGGTGATAGGATGGCGATTATACAGCTTACTAACACATCTGATGGTAGTGGTGAAAGTGCAGTCACAAAAATAGATGTTAGTAGCCTAGCTACTAACAGATCTACTGGAAAAACTTGTACAGGCGTTAAGCTTGGAAAAATTGTCTATTCTACCTTTGGAATGAGTGTAAAACTTTTATGGGTTGCAACTACCGATACTATCTGTTGGGATCTTAATGCAGACTATACAACTGACGAAGACTTTACAGGCTTTGGCGGTATACAAAATACTGCTGCATCAGGTGGAAAAACAGGAGATATAGCACTTACTACTACTGGTCATTCAAGCGCAGATTCTTACGTTATAGTTTTAACTTTAATTAAAGAATACGCTTAATTTAAATTGGCAACACCAAGAAAAGGTAAGGCTAAAGTAAAAGTAACAGCTTCTGGTAAAAGAGTTAGCTACGGCCAATCTGGTAAAGCAAAAGGCGGTGGTCCAAGAGTTAAGCCAGGTACATCTAAGGGTGACTCTTATTGTGCAAGAAGTCTTGGTATAAAGAAAAGACTATCTAAGAAAAAACAAAACGATCCTAATACTCCTAACAATCTATCAAGAAAAAGATGGAAATGTGTTGGAGCAAAATCTAAGAGAAAGTAATGGCTACTAACAAAGATGCTTGTTATAAAAAAGTAAAAGCAAACTCTAAAGTTTGGCCTAGTGCTTATGCCAGTGGCAGATTAGTTCAATGCAGAAAAAAAGGTGCAGCAAACTATGGAAATAAAACTAGAGTTAAAAAATCAGCTGGAGGGCCAATTAAAGGCCAAGGTTGTATTTTAAATAACAGAAAACGATAATGGCTAAAGAAGAGACACTTAGAGATTGGTTTTCTAAAAATAAAGGAACAGGCTGGGTTGATTGCAAAACAGGAAAACCTTGCGGACGCAAGAAAGGCGAAAAAAGAAAAAGTTATCCAGCATGTAGACCTACTAAAGCTCAATGCACATCAGCTGCAAAAAAGAAAACAAGTTCTAAAAGAATTAGTTGGAAAGATGAAAGGGTAAAAAAAAGTAATGGTGGTTTTATAGCTAAAGGCTGTGGTAAAGTTATGAATAACCGAAGAAAAGTAACTACAATTTCCTAAAGAGGATAAATAATGTTTAAAAGAACTAAAGGATACGCAATGGGCGGACCTGCAGCCAAAGGAACTAAATACATGTCTAAAGGCGGAGCAGCAAAAGGAACAAAATATATGTCCAAGGGCGGCGCCGCAAAAGGAACAAAATATATGTCTAAAGGTGGTGCAGCCAAAGGAACTAAATACATGTCTAAAGGCGGAAAAAAATAAACTTTTTTCTTTATGTCATATTTAATTTCTAACATACCTCAGTTCAAATGCTGGGTAAGAAAAGAATTTACAGCAAATCACACTAATTATCATGGTGAGTATTTGCATGCTTTGGTTATAGCTGTTAATACTATTCCAGATAGGTCTTTATCGTTTCAAGTAGTTTTTACTGGATGCGAAATTGATAATGAAGAAGACGCACCAAACGTTCATGGTGGTGCTATGTGGGCAAGAATGCCTATACAAGCTTTAGTAGCAGACATACCTCTAGAAGAATGGCCAACCCCAATGGAAGACCATCTAGCTCAACCCTGGGATTGTCTCAGCCATGAACATTCTGTTGTAGTTATGGACAGAGTAAGTTCATCTCCTTGGCTATGCAAAATAGGAGGAGAATTTTATACAGGAAAGTATCTATTTACTGTAGACTATACAGAGAATTCTATAGCAGATGATCCAGCTCAACATAAGCAGTCACATGTGTTATATTTAACAGACGCTGGTGAATATACTGGCAGTTTTGTAGCTTTGCCAAATAATAGAGTAAGAGCAACAAACCCTGCTTTATGGCGTGTGGGCGAGGGAGCACCAGATTTTATGCCCTCTCAATGGACGCATTCAGCAGAACAACATGAGAGCTATATGGACCCAAATATAACATTTAACAATTTATACGCTCCAGAGGATTGATTATGGCAGAACTTACAAAAACTCAAACAGTCAAGATGATTAAAGAATTAAAAAACGCATCTAGGCTACATGCTAATCAAGCAAAAAGATTAGAAAAAACTATAAAAAAACCTAAGAAAAAATAATGACAACATCTAGCAGTACAGATTTTGAACCAAACGTAGCTGAGTTCGTAGAAGAAGCATTTGAAAGATGCGGTCTTGAACTTAGAACTGGTTATGATCTAAAAACAGCTAGAAGGTCTATTAATATTATGTTGGCTGAATGGGCTAATCGCGGATTAAACCAATGGACAATAGAACAAACAACTCAAGCTTTAACAAAAGGTACTTCTAGCTATTCTTTAAACTCTAATGTAATAGACATATTAGATATGGTAATTAGGCGTACTGCTAACTCTACAGAAACAGATATTTCTATGTCACGTTTAAGCAGAAGCCAATATATTAATATCCCAAACAAAACAACCGAGGCTAGACCGTCTCAATTCTTTTTTGATAAGTTAACAACGCCAGCAATTAAAATATGGCCCGCTCCAGAAAATTCTACTGATATATTAGTCTTTAACAAGATAGTAAGAATGGATGACGCTGATAAAGGAACCAATACAATGGACATGCCTTTTAGGTTTTATCCTTGTTTTGCTGCTGGACTAGCTTATTACATCTCAATGAAAAGAGCTCCAGATAGAGCTACTATGTTAAAGCAAGCATATGAAGAAGAGTTTCAAAGAGCTATGTCTCAAGACGAGGACAGAGCATCTTTTAGAATTCGTCCATATTTGAGTATTTAAAATGGCTTATGCAAACGCTAAATTTGCAGTTGCTCTTTGCGATAGATGTGGATTTGAATATAAGTTATTAAAACTTAAAAAAGAATGGAATGGAGCAAAAACTTGCTCTAATTGTTTTGAAAAAAAACATCCTCAATTAGAGCCTCACAAAGCCCCATCAGATCCCGAAGCACTTTACGATCCAAGACCAAATAACGACAAAGAAGCTGGAGAAGGTTTTGTATTTGTAAAATACTCAAACATATTTAAAGGCAATTCTATGAATCCTTCAATAGTTGGTCAAAATTTTTCAGTAGATGAAATGACAGGCTCGGTTGGCTATTTATTTGGGTATGATCCTGCGGCAACACCTGCGCCAGCTCCTACACCATCACCAACGCCTTCTCCAACACCTTCTCCATCGCCTACACCTGCACCAACACCTTCGCCATCTATTACTACTTATACAGTAACAGTTGCAAGTTATTTGGGTGCAAATTATTTTTATATAGATGGTTCGAGAGCAGCAACTTTAAGTTTAACTGAGGGTCAAACATACAAATTTGATCAAGCTAATAGCAGTAATAGCAGTCATCCATTAAGATTTTCAACAACATCCAATGGAACACATGGTGGTGGATCAGAATATACAACAGGCGTTACTACAAGCGGCACTCCTGGATCTTCAGGATCTTACACTCAGATAGAAGTTGCAAGCGGCGCACCTACGCTTTATTATTACTGTACTAATCACTCAGGAATGGGCGGACAAATAAATACTTAATATGACACTAGCTGAATTAAAAACTCTTATACAAAATTACGTTGAAAACGATGAAACAACTTTTGTTGCCACGTTAAACGATATGATTATAAA